CGAGATGAGCGCTAGTCTCGTGGGCTCGGAGATGTGTATAAGAGACAGAATATACTTTGTGCGTAATTTACTTGTAAAAGATATTGACAAATACTCTTATTGCGTATATAATCAACTTATGGATACGCAATAAGAGTATTTCTATTTAACACGATAAAGGAGGTGAGATTAGTGCTGTTTTTATACCCAAATATTGAAGCCGAAAGAGCAAGAGCTAATATGACACAAGAAGACCTTGCTAATAAGTTAAAAATTGAACGTAAAAGTTATTATAATTGGCAAACAAAAGGTAATATTCCCATTAATATACTTTTGAGTTTAGCTGATATTTTTAATTGTTCAACCGATTACTTATTAGGAAGAACTAACAATCCTTCTTGTTTCGTAGAAGCTATTAGAAACTAACATGGCTAACACTCATACAGATGAAAAGCGGATAGTGCGTATCTTTTTAAACTAACAAACCAACAAAAAAACTGAATAGAGTGTGTTTCTATTCAGTCTTTATATTCTTATTAGGAGTGAGAAAATGGGATTTTTTAATAATTTATTCAACATAAAAAAAGCACCAACAGTCACCAAGACTGTCAGTGCACCTTATGTTCCGCCTTATCCTTTAGAAAAAGATTTTTATACTTTTGATAAGGTAGAGTGGAGCGGAGCGTTACCACCTCATTCAATGACACTTTCTTTTGTACTTCCTTATTCCGATTGGTGCGAATTTGAAAAGTCAGACCTTTATCGAGATTTGGAGAATTATCTTCAGGAATTACAAAAACGAGGTAACCCGAATGAGAATGTAGGCATTCAAGATTGATAGGCAGATGTTCATTGTATGTCGGAACATACTCATCAACACCTTTTGCCTTGTGATGATAAGAATTAACTTCGTGGGTGTTGTAATCTTCGGTGTACTCTATGCCGTTCAGAATTAATTGAATGTCGGTAACAGAAATAGGCAGTTGCGATTTATTGTTAAGTTTATAATGAATGAAAAGTCTTTTCTTTCCCTGCACGCCTAATTTGTATGCGTATTCAAGCATTGTGATTTCCAAATTCACTTTGTGCGAAACAAAATAGTTAATCAGGTTTATTAAAGATATTAAAAAGCCTGCAATGCCTAAAATACCACTAATTATTACCCACATATAATCAGCTCCTTTGCTCGATTATAACATTCGCAAAAGATATTTGCAACACAATCAATAATACTACAATCACAGTCCCATTAAACGGACTTTGCTGAAAAGAGGTGAAGAAAGACGGAAAAACCTGTATTTGTTGAAGTAAGTCAAAAAAAGATTGACGCTCTTTTATATACTGCAATGTTCAATGAAGTAAACAGACTTGACAATTGCAGAAATAAAAAAGAACGCCAGAGTATAAGAAATTTTATTATATCAGCTTATCAAAAATTGAAAGCAGATTAGTCGGAAGATTGTTGTCTAAAAACTTTTCAAGGAAATATCCTGCGGAAAAGTTAATAACCCAAAACAAAATGTTAATGAGGACCGATAAAATCGTATTCGGATGTACATTAACCGAGTTTAAAGCATTTACAGGAGCAGTCAGCCAAAATACAGGGTAAAAGTTTTGTCTTATTCTGTAACTGTAAACGCCTATCGTATTGTTAAAAATTTCGGATATTTTATTGCTTGAATGCCTATCAGTCAAACAATTGGAAATGTAATCTTGATACATTTCTTTTACCGAATATCTTCTTTCGGTGCAAACTACATATTGTTGAGTGTTGGCTTTGCTAAATAAAACTCCAACAGGTCTTGAACATCTGTTTAGATGTTTGTAATTATTCTTGAAAAGATAGAAATAAAACTTGGTTGCACATAGTCTAAAAACATTTGTAAGCAATCTAAATACCCATACAACAAGTAAAATTTGCAATACAATTGCCACGCTTTGCACCCCCTTTCATAGTTAATCATAACATTTAAGGTCGTGTAAAGCAATAAAATATCGAAAAGCAGATTAGAAAATGGCAAAACTTAAACTTATTGACACAGTCGAAATCGTTTCAGACAAAATTACCAACGAAAAATAGGAGGTGTACATATGCCGAGAGAAAGACCTATCATCAATTGGGATGAAGTGCCGGTGATAATTGATGTGCCGTATGTGGCACGGTTGCTTGCACTTAATGTTGATTACACAACACGGCTTGCACAAAAGGGCGTTCTCCCTGCCCACAAAATTGGAAAGCTTTGGCGATTTGATAAGGAAGAAATCAGACAATACATAAATGAGCATTAACAAATGTGGCATTTAAAAAACTACCCGACAAAAAGAAAGCTGCTCAAAGATATTGAAAACCTCAGAGCAGAGAACAGACATCTCAGCATTGAGCTAAGAAACGCAAGAACAGACCTTGCACTTGAAAAAACAGCGTCAAGCGGTTATAGGCACGAAAACCGAGAGCTAAAACGCAAGCTCAAAGCCCTTGAAACGCCTGAATCCGAATCCTTCGGTTTTGAATGTGTGGGTGTTTCAAATGTCAACTGAAAAAGAAAAATCCGCTGAAGCTCGCAAAGCCTCAACGGACAAAGAAAAATACCTTAATTAAATGATAGACAATTTTAAGCGAATTGTCAAGGAGGACTTTAATATGTCAGTAAAAATATCAGCTTTTGAAATTGAAAATGTAAAAAGAGTAAAGGCGGTTGCTTATGAACCGACCGAAAACGGACTTACCGTGTTGGGCGGTAAAAACGGACAGGGTAAGACATCTGTTCTTGACGCAATTGCGTGGGCTCTCGGCGGTAATCGTTTTGCTCCGTCTGCTCCGTACCGTGAGGGTTCGACAATTCCGCCACACCTCAAAATCAAGCTCTCAAACGGTATTGTTGTGGAGCGTAGCGGTAAGAACAGCAGTCTTAAAGTAATTGACACCGCAGGCAACAAAGGCGGACAGGCTTTGCTTGACGCATTTGTCAGTAACTTTGCTCTTGACCTGCCGAAATTTATGAATGCAACCGGCAAGGAAAAGGCTGACACGCTCCTGCAAATTATCGGTGTAGGCAACAGAGTTTACGAGCTTGAAACGCAGGAAACACAGGTGTATAACGAGCGCCGTGCTATCGGTCAGATTGCAGACCAAAAGAAAAAGTTTGCCGCCGAAATGCCCGAATACGAAGGCGTGCCGAACGAACCTGTATCAGCCTCTGAACTTATCAATAAACAGCAGGAAATTCTTGCACGCAACGGTGAAAATAACCGTCTGAGAGCAGAAAAAGATAACCTTGAAAGCCGTGCCAACAATTTGCAGAGCGAAATCAACAGGCTTAATGAGGATTTGAGAAAATACAATTCCGAACTTACAAAAGTGCTTGCACAGCTTGAACAGAGCAGAAAGACCGTTGCCGAACTGCACGATGAAAGCACGGCAGAGCTTGAAAGAAACATTACCGAGATTGACGAAATTAACCGCAAAGTCAGAGCAAACCTTGATAAGGCGAAAGCTGATGAGGACGCAAAGGAATATTACGGCAAGTATGCCGATATGACGGCACAGCTTGAAGAAATCCGCAAAACAAAATATGACTTGCTCAACAACGCAAATTTGCCCCTTGACGGCTTATCGGTTGAAAAAGGCGAGCTTACATATAACGGCTTTAAGTGGGACAACATGAGCGGTTCGGAACAGCTTCGTGTTGCTACGGCAATTGTTCGCAAGCTCAATCCCGAATGCGGATTTGTCCTGCTTGACAAGCTCGAACAAATGGATACCGACACACTCAAAGACTTTGCAAAATGGCTTGAATCAGAGGGATTGCAGGCTATTGCAACAAGAGTTTCAAACGGCGATGAATGTTCAATAATCATTGAGGACGGCTATATTAAGTCCGAAACAACCACACCTGTTACAACACCGACTTGGACAGAAGGAGAGTTTTAATTATGGCTACAAGAACTACAGCTAAAACAACAGCAAAAACAAATACAAATGAATGTGTAATCAAATGCAATCCGCACAGAGAGCTTGCCTGCGGTTATACCAAGGTTAAGATTATGCCTGAAAACTATTCAAGAATTGTTTTGATTGCAGGTATGACAGGCAAGTCAATACAGGATTTGACAAACGAACTGCTTAACTATGCAATCGACTATGTTGTCATTGATGTTGACGGCAATAAAATCAATTTTTCAGATGTACAGGGGGTGAGATAATGAACATCACAAGAGGTAAAATCAAGTCGGCTCAAAAGGTTGTAATTTACGGTCCCGAGGGTATCGGCAAATCAACATTTGCTTCGCAGTTTCCGAATCCTCTGTTTATCGACACGGAGGGTAGCACAAAAAACCTTGATGTTGCGAGAATGGATAAGCCGACATCGTGGACTATGCTCAAAAGTCAGCTTGAATATATCAAAAGCAATCCGACTGTATGCAAGACGGTTGTTATTGATACAATCGACTGGGCAGAACAGCTTTGTATTGATGATATTTGCTCAAAGTACGGCAAGAAAGGCATTGAAGATTTCGGCTACGGAAACGGCTATGTTTACGAAAAAGAGGAGTTCGGCAGATTTTTGAACAGCCTTGAAGATTTGATTGACAGGGGTATAAATGTTGTGCTTACCGCACATGCACAGCTCCGCAAGTTTTCACAGCCTGATGAAATCGGTGAATATGACCGTTGGGAGCTAAAACTCGGCAAAAAGACTGCTTCACAGATTTCTCCGCTTGTAAAAGAATGGGCGGATATGGTGCTTTTCGCAAATTATAAAACAGTAGCTGTAGCAACCGACAAAGACGGCAGAAAGTACAAGGCACAGGGCGGAGGGAGAGTGATGTACACGCTCCATCACCCTTGTTGGGACGCAAAGAACCGTCACGGACTGCCCGAAGAAATGGACTTTAGCTATGCAGGCATTGCCCATATTTTTAGTGATGTTGCACCTGTAAATAACGCTCCTGTTCCGCAAAATCCGATACCTCAGCCACCTAAGGCAGAGCCTGTTACACAGCCTGTGCCACAACCCACGCAGATTGAAAAAGCTCCCGAATCTGTACCGCTGTCAACACCTCAGATACAGAATGATAAGTCTGTCAATATTCCCGAGGGCATACCAAAAGCTCTTGCCGACCTTATGAGAGCTAACGGTGTTGATGAAAGCGAAATCAGACAGGCGGTGTTTACACAGGGACACTACCCTTATGATACACCGATTACAAACTATGACCCACGATTTATTAACGGTTGCCTTGTGGGAGCGTGGAATAAGGTGTTTGAAGTGATACAGAGCAACCGTGACTTACCGTTTTAATAAGAAAGGAATATGTATAAATGGATAGAGAATTTGGTTGGAACGACGAAATAACCGAAGAGGGCGGAAATTATGAACCGCTCCCCGAGGGTGATTATGATTTTACAGTAGCAAAGGTTGAGCGTGCTCGCTCACAGGGTAAAGGTAAACTGCCGGCGTGCAATATGGCAAAGGTGACTTTTGATGTGTGGGGAGCAGATGATAAAAGAGAAATTACAGTTAATTTCGTACTGCACTCCTCGCTTGAATGGAAGCTGTCACAGCTCTTTTTGTCCGTGTCGATGAAAAAGCACGGCGAACCGCTCCGCATGGACTGGACAGGCATTATCGGCAAGAAAGGTAAATGTCAGGTTATCATCCGCAAATATGTGAAGAATGACGGCACAGAGGGCGTAACAAATGACATCAAGTATTTTTATGCATACGATGAGCAGGTGACAACGATATCGCCTGCCGTAGCACAGTCTGCACCTCAGCAGTATGTACAGCCTACATATCCGCCGCAGTATAACACACAGCCTGCAACGCCAAATACTGCGATGCCGAATAACTGGACACCGGGTAGCTTTTAATGCAACTTCGACCGTATCAGAATGAAGCAAAGAATGCCGTTTTCTCCGAGTGGGAAAGCGGCAATTTAAAAACATTACTTGTCTTGCCTACAGGCTGTGGCAAGACGATAGTTTTTGCAAAAATCACCGAAGAATGTGTCCGTCGAGGTGACAGGGTGCTGATACTTGCCCACCGTGGAGAATTGCTCGACCAAGCGGCGGACAAAATTCAAAAAGCAACAGGGCTTAATTCGTCAGTCGAAAAAGCCGAGCAAAGTTGCATAGGTTCGTGGAACAGGGTTGTTGTAGGCTCTGTACAGACGCTTATGCGTGAGAAAAGACTGTCAAACTTTGACAGCGATTATTTTGACACAATCATCATTGATGAAGCACATCACTCAATCAGCGACAGCTATCAGCGTGTGCTTGAGCATTTTGTCAATGCAAAAGTGTTGGGTGTTACCGCAACACCCGACCGAGGAGATATGAAAAATTTAGGAACAGTATTTGATTCGCTTGCGTATGAATACACGCTCCCTAAGGCTATTAAAGAGGGTTATCTGTCACCGATTAAAGCCGTAACAATACCGCTTACACTTGACCTTTCGGGAGTTGCCACACAGGCAGGAGATTTTAAAGCAAGCGATATTGACACGGCACTTGATCCGTACCTTTATCAGATTGCCGAAGAAATGAAAAAATACTGTAAGAACCGTAAAACTGTCGTGTTTTTACCACTTGTAAAAACATCGCAGAAATTTAAAGACATTTTGAACGAAAAAGGCTTTAAAGCGGCAGAGGTAAACGGTAACAGTGAGGACAGAACAGAGATATTGCAGGACTTTGAAAACGATAAATACAATGTCTTGTGTAACTCAATGCTTTTAACCGAGGGTTGGGACTGCCCAAGTGTTGACTGCGTTGTTGTTTTAAGACCCACAAAGGTGCGTGGGCTTTACTGCCAAATGGTCGGCAGAGGTACAAGACTTGCTCCAAACAAGACGGAGCTTTTGCTGCTCGACTTTTTGTGGCACACCGAAAGACACGAACTTTGCAGACCTGCACATCTCATTTGCGACAACGATGAAGTCGCACAAAAAATGACCGAAAACTTATCGGAACAGGCAGGCTGTCCGATTGACATTGAAGAAGCGGAGGAAAAAGCAAGTGAAGATGTTGTTGCTCAGCGTGAAGAAGCGCTTGCAAATCAGCTTGCGGAAATGCGAACACGCAAACGCAAACTTGTAGATCCGTTGCAGTACGAAATGTCAATTCAGGCGCAGGACCTTGCAGGATATGTTCCGGCATTCGGCTGGGAGTGTTCTCCGCCTACAGACAAACAGAAAGCAAAACTTGAAAAGCTCGGAATATTCCCCGATGAAATTCAGAGTGCCGGCAAAGCAAAACTTATTCTTGACAGGCTCGAAAAGCGAAGAATTGAGGGCTTAACCACACCTAAACAAATCCGTATGCTCGAAAGCAGAGGTTTTCAGCACGTGGGCAAATGGCAGTTTGACGAAGCATCAGCCTTGATTTCAAGGATTGCCGCAAACGGTTGGAGAACTCCGAAAAACATTAACCCGAAAACATATGTACCGCAAAGCGAGGTGAATACGGTTGGACTTACTTAATGCACTTGAATACATCAGTCCGTCAGAGCTCGACTACCAAGACTGGGTAAATGTCGGAATGGCACTCAAACAAGAGGGGTACAGCGTAAGGGACTGGGACGATTGGAGCAGAGCAGACAGCCGATATCACAACGGTGAGTGTGAAAAGAAATGGCAGAGCTTTAACGGCTCTGCCTCACCTGTCACAGCAGGCACGATAGTTCAAATGGCAAAAGACAGAGGTATGACTTTCCGTGAATCGAAAGAACTCGGCTGGAATGATGAAATTGCTTTTGAGCAGGGCGATATTGGAGTAACAGCCTGTGAGGGTGTAAAGTTTCACGAGCCTGCAAACTGGAATCCTGTGAATGAAATTGTAACCTACCTTGAAACCCTCTTTGACAGCTCCGAAAATGTCGGCTATGTAACCGAAACTTGGGAGAAGAACGATAACGGCAAGGTTAAATATCTGCCTACAAAGGGCAGTTGTGACCGTACGGCAGGTGAGCTTATTGCCGCCCTCAACAATTGTGACGGTGATATTTCAAATGTATTCGGCGATTACAAACCCGAGGCAGGAGCGTGGATAAGGTTTAATCCATTGGACGGCAAAGGCGTTAAAAACGAGAATGTAACCGATTATCGTTACGCTCTGGTGGAATCTGACTGTATGGCTCTTGAAGAACAGAATGCAATCATCAGAGAGCTTGAACTGCCTGTTGCGGTGCTTGTTTATTCGGGCGGAAAATCAGTCCACGCTATCGTTAAGATTGATGCCGCAAACTATGACGAATACCGCAAAAGGGTTGATTATCTCTACAATGTATGCCATAAAAACGGCTTTGAAATCGACAAGCAGAACCGCAATCCGTCAAGGCTGAGCCGTATGCCCGGTGTTATCCGTAACGGCAAAAAGCAGTTTATCATTGACATCAATATTGGTAAATCCGATTTTGCCGAATGGAAAGACTGGGTGGAAAGTATCAACGATGACTTACCCGACCTTGACAACCTTGCAGATTTTTTTGAAAATCCTCCTGAACTTGCTCCGCCTCTGATTGAGGGAGTATTGCGACAGGGACATAAAATGCTCCTCGGCGGACCCTCAAAAGCAGGTAAGTCATTTGGTCTTATCGAATTGTGTATTGCAATTGCCGAGGGAACAGAATGGTTCGGCTTTAAGTGTGCGCAGGGCAATGTCTTGTATGTGAATCTTGAACTTGACCGTGCTTCCTGTTTTCACAGATTCAAGGATGTATATGAAGCACTTGGACTTGAACCCAAAAACTTAAACAGAATTGATATTTGGAACTTGCGTGGCAAGTCCGTGCCTATGGATAAGTTAGCACCTATGCTTATTCGCAGAGCACTGAAAGGCAACTTTATAGCCGTAGTAATTGACCCGATATACAAGGTTATTACAGGTGATGAGAACAGTGCGGATCAAATGGCACACTTTTGCAACCAGTTTGACAAGGTATGTACAGAAATCGGTTGTGCGGTAATCTACTGTCACCACCATTCAAAAGGTGCTCAGGGCGGTAAAAAGTCAATGGACAGAGTTTCGGGCTCGGGTGTTTTCGCTCGTGACCCCGATGCACTCCTTGACCTTACAAGGCTTGAAATCAGCGAAGATTTGATGAAACAGCAAAAGGATGAAAGAACCTGTAAAATCTGCAAAGACTGGATAGGTCGTTTCAACAAAATCAGTGAAGTGTGTTCGCAGGACGATTTGGTAATGTCAAATAATATGATTGACATCGCACGCAAAACGCTTCCTGAACAGTCTTTTAAGCTGATGATGTCAGATGTTGCCCGTGCCGAAAAAACCGTAAAAGGGATGTCAGCGTGGAGAATAGAGGGTACTCTGCGAGAGTTTCCGGCATTTGATGCACTTAACCTTTGGTTTGATTATCCGATACACAAATTAGATACAACAGGTGTGTTGAAGGACTGTAATTTTGAGGGCGATTTTAACATCAAAGGCTCGCCCTACAAGAAGAATTTTAGCAAGAAAAAAAGTGAATCGGAACGCAAGCAGGAACAAAACAATGCCCTCGAAACAGCGTTTAGCGGTGCTGAGGAAAACGGTCAGGCAAATGTAGCTGACTTAGCAGAATATATGGGAAAGTCCGAAAAAACGGTCAGACGATACATAAAAGAACACGGCGGTTTTTGGATAGACGGCGGTGAAGTAGGGCGAAAGGACACGGACAAAGTCGAATAATTTGTCTGTCTGTCCGAGAGACAAAGTCGATAAATTTTATGTCCCTGTCCGTGTCCCTAAGAGGGACAAAGTCGATAAAAAATCGAAAATGTCCCTCTCGGACAAAAACAGGGACAAAGTCGATAAATTATCGAGAATGTCCGAGGGACAGACAAAAGTATATATACTACGTATATATAAACGGTGTCCGTTCCCTAAAGGTCACAGGGGTGAAGTAGTTGTGCGAAGCTTACGCACAACAACTCCTTCCCCTGACCTGTGACTAAAAGCAAAATTCAAAAATTAAAAGTAACTTTAATGCTTTAAAGGAGTGAAATATAAAAATGGATTTTTTTATGGCGATGATACCGCCGACCGTAACGGCACAGGAACATAAGGTTATGGTAAAAAACGGCAAACCTGTTTTTTATAATCCGCCCGAGGTGAAACAGGCAAGAGAAAAGCTCATGTCACATTTAGCAAAATTTAAACCGTCAGACCCGTACAAGTCGGGTGTCAGACTGATAACAAAGTGGTGCTTTCCTCGTGGTAAACATCAGGACGGCGAATATCGTATAACAAAACCCGACACAGACAATTTGCAAAAAATGCTAAAAGACTGTATGACCGCTCTCGGATTTTGGTCTGATGACGCACTTGTTGCAAGTGAGATATGTGAAAAGTTTTGGGCAGAGGTTTCGGGTATTTACATCAAGGTGGAAGAACTGTGAATATCTCAGAAGTTAAACGCAACCTTGAAAGAACCGTGCTGTACAATGGAGCAGAATACATTCTGAAAGGCTGTATCATCAGACGGAATACAACGGTCGGTTTTACCTATCAGGCAGAGCTTATGGACACCAAAGCCAAAAGCTCGTTGATTGTAACTGCACTTGATAAGATTGACGAAAGGAGAGAAAGCATTGAAAGCGAGAATACCACCTAAGATTCCGAAACAGCTTAAACAGGAAGCTGAACGGATTGCAAAAAGCGCATATGAACAGATCCGAGAAAAAGAAAACAAAGACATCACACGCAGAGTATTTAAAACAATGCTGTATGCCTTGTATAAGGATTTCGGCTTTGGTCGTGATAGATGTGCAAAGGCTTTGAAGTCGATGACCGAGATAATTGAACACTCCGACACTGACGAAGTGTTTTGGGAGCATATCGACCGTGTGGTTATCGACAAGCTGAAACTTGAATTTGAGAAGCGGGACTACACAGACAACGGAAAAGTTGTTAATTTTGAAGGAGATGAATAAAATGAAACTCAGACAGGAAATCAATAACACCCGTGATATGATTGACGGTGAACTCAATCGCATTATGGTCACAGATGATATAGAAGAGATAAGAGGGTTGACATATTATTTATTTTGCAACATAAATGACCTTATCCGCAAGAACCAACAAAGAATTGCCAAATCGTTGAGAGGTGAAGAAAATGATTGATTGTACGAAAACTACAAACTACTTCAACGAAAAGTTGAAGATGACGAAAAGAACAAAGAACGGACTGTGTGAAATTAAGTGTAGCAACTGTCCTTTGTGTAGTAATAACAACGGTGAAGGTTTATCGTGTCCAGACTTTGAAATGTATTATCCCGAAAAGGCGGTTAAGGCTGTACAAAAATGGTCGGATGAACATCCGCCAAAGACATTTCTTACGGAGTTTTTGAAAAACTATCCGAATGCTAAGCTTGACGATGACGGAGCACCTAAAGGTGTATGTCCACATACGTTAGGACTGACGGACATAGATGATTGTGACGATAACTGCGTTGAATGTTGGAATCAGCCTATTGAGGAAGGTGAAAAGTAATGGCATTCCCCGAAAAGCTAAAAACGTTAAGACTTAAAAATGGATTAACGCAAGATGAGTTGGGTGAAAAGCTCTATTTGAGCAGAACAAGTATATCTTACTATGAGCAGGGAAAATTTGAGCCTAATATCGAGACCATAATAGCTGTAGCGGATTTATTTAACATCACAACAGATGAATTGTTAAGGTGAGGTGTGAACACAATGACAAACTTTGAAAAAATCAAACAGATGTCAATTGACGAAATGACTCGGAGTAGTATGTTGTTTTTTGGCTGCCCGTATGGAACTCCGTATGTCGGCTGGCCGATGGAAAAGCGATTCAATAACAGCTGTATTGACTGCACAAAACATTGGCTTGAAAGTGAGGTAGATAAAAATGATATCAGGAATAACTGAAGTCCTTCCAGAAGAGGCAAACATTTACTCTGAGAATCATAAACTAAATATAAACAGAAAAGAAATTCCGATTGGTGCAGTTGTCTTTTTCGTCAAGAAAAAAGAACCTAAATGGACGATTGGTTTTGGCACGATTGAAGAACACTATACACACGAAATTTGTATTCAGTTATACGATTTCATGGACACACGGTTTATTAATGGTGTTCCTTATGAAAAATTCGAGACGCCTACACATTGGAAAAAGATACCTAAAGATTTTTTCAAAAAAGAAAACTATGATTTTTTTCAACTTACTGTTGAGCCGTTGCCCGAAATTGCAAAACACTTGAATTCTTACAAAGCAGAAGATATTGCAACTGCAATAAAAGAAGGTATATATGTAAAAGTCCAAGATCGTGACTACAGCCACATAGAGGTTGATTATTGTCGTGGTAATTGCGGATATAGACTTGTTCGTTCTTACTTCAACGAACCTCACCACCCGTACCATATCAGTTTACCAGTCGGCGAAGTGTTCAAAACATATGAAGGGGCTCAAAAACTTATTGATGTCCATCGTGCAGAATGGAAAAGAGTAGCAAGCTTGACTGATCTTGAATGGAGTATCGAACAAATAGACAATACAATTAACCGTTTGGCATATTTCGATAATATTTCGGAGAGGAACAAAATTGCCATTAGAGAAAGAATAATGAACTTTGACAATCTCGAAAATGTCGAAGTACGAATTGCAGACGGTCATATCCAATGGAGATATTATGGCAGAAAGCGTTGGAATACTATTTTGGTTGAAAATGAATAAGGAGCGTGATACGGATTGACGGTTAAAGATTATTTATATTCGGTCAGGGTTTCGGATAAGCTGATCAGGACGAAAGAACACGAGCTGTCAGAACTCAGGTTGAATATTGCGCAGGTATCGGTTAAGCAAAACGAACCTGTTAAGACATCGGGAGTTAATGACCCTATGCGGATTGTTGACAGGATTGCAGACCTACAGGCTGAAATCAATCGGGAGATTGACAATCTTGTACGGTTGAAAACTGAAATTCGCAGTAAAATCAACGCACTTGATGATTACCGTTACATTGCGATTCTGACCGAGTATTACATAAATTGTCATCGGTGGGAAGATATTGCAGAGTGTATGAAAATGAGCGTAAGGCATACCCTGAGATTGCACGGCGAAGCGTTACAGGCATTCCGAAAAAAGTTCGATTTTTCGTAAAATTATTTTAAAATGTCATTGAATGTCACCCTTACCCTGCGTATAATGGTATTATGAAAGTTTGACAAACAGGACATATGTGAAACTCTCCTAAGATAAAAATTGCACAGACCGCTCTCGTTTGAGGGCGGTTTTGTGTTAGTGTGAAAGGCGGTGATACCGTGAAAGACAAATTAAATGCAAGACAGAGGAAGTTTGCGGAATATTATGCGCAGAGCGGTAACACCGTTCAGAGTGCCATTATGGCGGGATATTCCGAGAATTACGCAAATGCCAATGCCTGCAAATTGTTAGAGAATGTGAGAGTTGCAGAGTACATCAAACAGCTGTCCGACAGGCTCAAAGATGAGCGCATTATGAGTGCAAAGGACAGACAGGTTGCTTTGTCCGATATTGCCCGAAGTGCTGAGCAGGACACCTCCGACAGAATCAGGGCGATTGACACGCTCAACAAGATGACGGGCGAATACACCGTTAAGGTTGACGCAAAGGTTGAGCAATCCGAAAAGCTATCCGATGTGTTCAGACAGTTAGGCGGTGAGGGCTTGAGTGAGTAGCTTTCCTTTGTCGCAAAAATACATTGACTTCATCAACACAACAAATGTGTCGGCTGAATTTCTTGAAGGAACTACAGCGTCCGGCAAAACTACCGTCGGAGCAGGCGTTAAGTTTATGCGAATGGTGTCGCAGTCGCCGAAGAAGCTTCACGCAATTGCCGCCAAAACTACGGGCAAGGCTGAGGAAACTATAATCCAACAGGATAACGGTATTCTCGACCTGCACCGTAACGCAGTTTACTGTGGCAACGGCGACAAGGATTACAAGCTGCCGCATATCAAGTTTGAGGACAAAATTATCTATATTCTCGGTTACAGCAGTCGGGATAAATGGGAAATGGTTCTCGGTGCGCAGTTTGGGTGCGTTTATATTGACGAAATCAACACCGCCGATATCGAGTTTATCCGAGAGATGTCAACCCGTAATGACTATATGCTTGCAACGCTGAATCCCGACGATCCGAGCCTGCCTGTGTATAAGGAGTTTGTCAACCGCTCCCGCCCTTTTAAAAAATATGAAAACGATGTTCCTCCCGAGATTACGGCGGAGCTTACCGAAGAACCTGTACCGAATTGGCGGTATTGGTTCTTTTCTTTTGCCGACAATTTAAGTCTTACACCCGAACAGATTGAAAAGAAAAAGAACTCTGCACCGAAAGGTACAAAGCTCTATAAAAATAAAATTTTAGGTTTGCGAGGCAGAGCAATAGGTCTTGTGTTCCCGAATTTTGAGAGGGCAAGACATATCAAATCAAAAGAGTGGGCAGAAAAGTTTTTGAACTGTAACCGCAAGTCGGAACACTTTGTTCAGTTCACCGCAGGTCTTGATACCGCCTATTCGCAGAAGTCGCCTGACACTATCGCAATGACATTTTACGGCATTACCAATCACGGCAAGTGTGTTCAGCTTGATGAAAGAGTTTATAACAACGCTGAAATGCAAACGCCTATTGCCCCGAGTGACACGGTGAAGAATTTTATTGATTTTCTTGACCGCAACCGTGATGAATGGGGCTTTGCACGCACGGCTTTTATTGACAGCGCCGACCAAGCGACTATTACCGAATTTCAAAAGTATAAGCGACAGCACGGCTGTGTCTATGACTTTGCAAATGCATGGAAGAAAACGAAGATTATCGACCGAATCAATCTTGTACTCGGCTGGCTTGCCACCGACTGTTATTTTGTGCTTGAACATTGTAAAAACACGATTGCCGAGTTTGAAATTTACAGCTGGCGAGAGGATAAAGACAACACACCCGAGGACGGTCACGACCATTGCATTAACAGCGGTCAATATGCGTGGCTGCCGTTTAAAAATATTATTGGAAGTGAAATAAATGGGGCTGATTAACAGAATGGCTGAATCTATCAGATCGGGAATTAAAAACTTTTTGCAGATTACTCCTGCAAGCGACAAAACAATTACCGTCACCGAAACAAGCAATCATCTGACCGAGTGCTTTATCAATCGCATTTGGTATTGGGGCAACAGCAGACAGCTTGCGGAGCTGTACAGGCAGATTGATACAAACAAAACTATGTTTTGGGCGGCAAAAAGCACAAAGGGGCTTGAAATCCGTAAAATACACACAGGTTTGCCGTCACTCATCTGCGAAACGCTTGTGAATATCGTAATTGCCGACTACAACGGCACAGATGTTACAAGTAAAAATTCAACCGCTTATGCAGAGCGTTGGGAAGACATTGAAAAGCAGAACAAGCTATCCGACACGGTTAAACAAATGCTCCGTGACCTATGTGTTGTTGGTGACGGTGCTTTTAAGGTCAGCTTTGACACGGCTGTATCAGATGTTCCGATTGTTGAATGGTATCCTGGCGAAAACATCGACTTTACATATGTGCGCGGCAGAATCCGAGAGGTTAAGTTTTACACTGATTACACGCAAAAACACCGCCGTTATCGTTTTGAAGAAACATACGGTTACGGCTATATTCACTATGCTTTGTATGATGACAACGGCAAAGAGATTGACCTGCACACGGTTGACGCTCTTTCGTGGATTGATTCAAAGGGCGTTACATTTGACGAATCATATATGTGGGCTGTACCTGTCCTTTACGGCAAATCGTGCCACAAGGGCAGAGGTGCGGGCATTATTGGCATAAAAACAGACGCTTTCGACAGCCTTGATGAAGTGTGGTCACAGTGGATGGACGCACTCAGAGCCTGCCGAACAAAGCAGTATGTGCCTAATTGCCTTGTTCCGAGAAATCCCGAAACCTGTCAGCCGATGTCGCCAAATCCGTTTGACAACCGATTTATCACCGTGGGCAACGATATGTCTGAAAACGGCAACGGCAACAGAATTTACACCGAAAGTCCGCAGATTCAGCACGAAAGCTATTTGAGTTCATACATTACTGCCCTCGACCTCTGCTTACAGGGCATTATATCGCCGTCAACTCTCGGCATTGATACGAAGAAGCTTGATAATGCAGACGCTCAGCGTGAAAAGGAAAAGACAACCCTTTACACAAGGCAGAACCTTGTGAAAATTACTCAGAACGCACTTCAAAGCCTTGTTGCAGTTGTACTCAATGCAGACGGTGAACTTAACGGCAAGGGTATTGTTGAGGGCTTGGAAGTATCCGTAAACTTCGGCGAATATGCAAATCCGAGCTTTGAAAGTCAGGTTGAAACCGTGTCAAAAGCAAGACAGGGCGGTTTGATGTCAGTTGAAACCTCGGTTGACGAGCTTTACGGCGACAGCAAGTCGGAGGATTGGAAAGCCGAAGAGGTGCAGAGAATTAAGGAAGAACAGGGCATCGCAGGCGAAGAAGAAAAATCGGAGCTTGACGATGTGGACCTTACCGACACAGAAGAACCTGACAATAACGCAGATGATGAAGAAAATGCGGAAAATAATGCAGAAAAAACCGAAAGCAATCCCGAACAGAATGATACACAGGTAAACAATGAGTGATTACAATATCAGAGAAGCCTTTGAAAAAATCGAAGATGAACTGATTAACAGCATGATGAGAAATTTCAGCCGTCACAGAGCCGAAGAAACCAAAGAGGGTTACAACTGGACACAATGGCAGGCTGAACAGCTCAAAAGTCTTGAAGAGTACCGCAAGCACAACGCAAAGAAATTCGGCAAGCGTTTCAAAACCATTAACAGTAAGGTTGAAGAGATGATTCGCACCGCCAAAGCTGACGGAAATGCAAGTCAGGAGGCAGAAATTCTTGAAGCTGTCAAGGACGGTTTCAAAGCCCCGAAAAAGCCGTCAGCACACAGCACAGCCGAGTTTTTTAAGGTGAATGACCGTAAACTTGATGCACTCATAAAATCGACCACAGACGATTTAAAGAGGGCAGAAACGGCAGTTTTGCGTATGAGCAACGACAAGTACCGCAAGGCGATTTTTAACGCACAGGTTGCAATGAACACGGGTGCGGTTACATACGAAAAAGCCGTTGATATGGCGTGTAAAGATATGCTCAACGCAGGTCTTAATTGTGTGGAATACAAAAACGGTGCAAGGCACACGCTCTCGGATTATGCGGATATGGCGGTTAAAACAGCCAACAAAAGAGCCTATCTGCGTGGTGAGGGCGAAAAGCGAGCCGAATGGGGAGTATCCCTCGTTGTTGTGAACTCAAGACAGGGCGGTTGCCCCGATTGTGCAAAATATATCGGCAAGGTGTTTATTGACGATGTTTATTCAAACGGCAAAAAGTCAGACGGAAACTATCCGCTTCTCTCAACCGCAATCAAGAACGGTTTGTTTCATCCGAGATGTAAGGACAGCACAAGTACATATTATCCCGAACTTGATGATTTGGACGCACCGTTGTCTGAAGATGAAATCAAAGAGCTTGACCGTCAGCGAGGAATTGAGGAAAAACAGCAGTATGCACAGCGACAGGCAGAACGCTTTGACCGCCGTGCCGAATACAGTCTTGACGAGGACAATAAACGCATTGCCCAAACCCGAGCCGATGAGTGGCACGATAGAGCTGATATGCTTGAAGAAAAGGCGAAACAATTTTCTTTGAAGACTGATGAACAAAAATATTACAGACCTGTTTTTAAGGAAGATATATCAAAAACTTTTGAACGCAAAATTGAGGGCGAAACAATTACAATTGATACCCACAAGGCAAATACATTGTGTGACAATGTTTATATTTCAGATAAGGTAAAGCTAAAACGAAAAGAACTTCATAATTTTGATATGCAAGTGAGAAAAGCGTTTGATATGCTTGGAGAGGTTGAAACAAGCGGAAAGCCTGAAATTTGTATTGTCACTCCCGAAGAAATGCGAGTAAATGCTATTGCTTCATATATGCCAATGCAGAATATTTTAAATGTCAATTCAGCATACTTTTCAACAAGTGATTTGTCAGGCTTACAAGAAAACTTGGCTTGTCCGCAAGACAGATTGAGTACAATTCTGCACGAACTGATTCATTGGCAAGACGCTAAAAATTACAGAGCAAAATTCGGAAGTATTAACGATTATTTTGAATATTGCGATTACCTTAATAAAATTTATGCTCCAAAGGTTGAAAAATTGATAAATAACGGTTATAATATAGGGGATATAAGTGAGTATGCTTTTGAATGCTTAAAAGATAAAGCTATGGATGAAGTGTATAACGAGTACAGAGTCAGCAAACTTTTAGGGTGATGATAGTATGAGATTGATACAAACTGAAGAACAAAAATCTCTATGGAATGCGTTTAAGCCGTACCTTGTAACAGATGGTTTAAATGTCACTTTGCGTGAAGATGCTCCACAAGAAGCTAAAGATGCTGAAGCACTTTACAGTAAGCTTAGAGAGAAACAAAAAATGCAATATCTAAAAAATAGTGGCATAATCTAACCGCTCCGTAAAAAGGGCGGTTTTGTTATATGCAATTCACAAAAACAGCATAAAATTACGAATTGAGCATTTTATAATCGACAGCAATGTTGATTATAGGGTGCTTTTTGTATTTAAACCCGTCGATTTCGACCGGTTTAGAAAGGTGGTGACAGAATGAAAATCAGAGTAACAACAGCATTTAACGACAGGCAGAACGATTATGTAACCCGACCTGTGAATGAAGTTTTTGAATGCTCAGAGCAGAGAGCAAAGGAACTCATTGACGGCGGTTTTGCAGAAGAGGTCAAGTCTGACGCTCCCAAAAAGCCGAGAACCAAAGCAGTTAAAACAGAAAAAACAGAAAAAGCGGATTAAGCACTTTACGAATATGTAAGGTGCTTTTTTATTGTCCGAAGACATTAAACTACGGGAGACACCGTGCAAAACTGAAACAGAGAGACACTCTATAAACTGATTACGGGAGACACCCGAAAAACTGAAAGGATATGAAAAAAATGGCAGAACCAAATCCAACACCAACTCCCCATGAACCGACACCTGCACCGCAGGGAACACCGCAGGGGAACGCTCCTGCCTTTGATTATGACAAGCTCGCAAGCCTTATTACAGGCAAACAGAGCGTGACAGAGGACACCGTTTTGAAGTCTTATTTTAAGGAGCAGGGATTGTCAGCCGATGAGATGAAAGAGGCTATCGGTGCTTTTAAAAAGCAGAAAGCCGAGAACACTCCCGACTTTGCAAAAATGCAGTCGGAAGTTGAATCTGCAAACAACGCAAAGCTTATGGCAGAAGTCAACCAGTCGGCAACCCTCGAAGCCGTAAAACAGGGCGTTGACATTGCAACCGTTCCGTATGTGCTTAAAATTGCAGACTTTTCAAAGGCTGTGACAGACGGCAAGGTCAATGCGGAAAAGCTGACAGAGGCTGTTAAAAAGGTGCTTGACGATATCCCCGCACTCAAGGGCAAACCTGCCGAGAACGGCACAGGAGTTAAGAAAATCGGCGGTGACGGCAACGGTACATCGGACGGTACAAAACCAAAGGCAAATGTTCCTACCAAAAAATGGAACAGATTTAATATTTAACCAAAGAAAGGATTGAAAAAATCATGGCAAACACAAATAACTATGCCGAGCAGTTCAGCCCTGATCTGCTCGAAATTCTTGTTCAGGGCACACTTACATCACCATTCATCACTTCAAATGTAAAGTGGGTTGGCGCAAGAACTTTCCACTTCACACAGATGAGCACATCAGGCTTTAAGAACCACAATCGCAACGGCGGTTGGAACAAGGGCAAGTATGTTCAGACCGATGTTCCGTTCACCTGCGAACACGACCGTGATATTGAGTTTCTCGTTGACAAGGCAGATGTTGATGAAACTAACGCAACCGCAAAGGTTGAGAATATTTCAAAGGTGTTTGAGCAGACACAGGTTGCTCCCGAAACAGACGCACTTTTCTTTTCAAAGGTTGCGACAAAGGCTCAGGCAACAGACGGCTACCATTCTTCAACAAAGACATCGGAGTGGACTAAGGAAAACGCTTATTCAAAGCTCAAAACAATTCTTTCTGCCGGCAAGCTCCGCAGATACAAGGCAAGAGGCACACTTGTTGCCTATGTGACATCTCACATTATGGACTGCCTTGAACAGTCAACAGAGTTCACTCGTAAGATTGAGCTTACACAGATTGCAGAGGGCGGTATCGGCATTGAAACAAGAGTGACCGAGATTGACGGTTGCCCTATCATCGAGGTTATTGACGATGAGCGTTTCTACGATAATTTCAACTTTAACCCCGATGACGGCGGTTTTGAGCCTGCAACAGGCGCTCACAAAATCAATGTTCTTGTTGCTTGCGGTGAAACCTGCAAGACTGTTCCGAAGATTTCAAGCATTTACTTCTTTGCTCCCGGCTCACACACAGAGGGTGACGGCTGGCTCTATCAGAACCGTTCACTTTCCGACACATTCGTATTCCCGAACGGCAAGGACGGCAAAATTGACAGCATTTATGCCGATGTTGACACAACGGCGGTTGCGTAATGTATGCCGATTACATTGAACATCAGGGTGGAGATGAAAACAGTATTATCTCTGCCGAACACATTGATGTTCTGACTTTTAACCGCATTGATTTTGAAAAACTTTCGGAAATGCAGAAGAGAATCATCAGCAGAGTGCATGGCAGACTTACTGCTTTTGAAGAAGAAAATGCCGATATGATTTCTTCCTACCTGAAAAGCTATTCAATCAACGGCACATCAATGGAATTTGGCGCAAGCTGGAATTTAATGTGTATCAGCGGAGTGGCAATTCCTGCCGCCCTCTATGCGTTGCTATAATCAACAGGACTTTGTTATCCTGCAATCTGAAAGGTGCGTGAAAACCGTGAAATTTCCGTCACTTGTAAAAAAGCAGTTTTGCAAAACTCCTGTCGAGGTCACAATCTACGGTGAGGGAATAACCGAGGACGGCTCTCCTGTTATCGCATTTGAGTGCAAAAACCTGTATCCCTCCGAAAATCTTTATCCGTCAAATCTCCGCTGCGGAGGCAATGCTGTATGCAATGTGCAGTCAAAGGCAAAGACGGTCTATACCAAAGAGCAGAAAACTGTTCAGGTGTCGGCTGTCTTGCTTTTTGACGGCGACATTGCCCCCGACAGCCCCACTTTAAGCGGTGGCTTTGTAATCCTTGACGGTGTGAAGCGAAGTATCGTACAGGGTACAAAACACCGCAACCCTGACGGTACAGTTAATTTTACGGAATTGGATGTGATTTAATGGGATTTTCGGTATCATCAAAAATCAAACTCAATATGCCTGTTGTAAAACAGCTTGACAAGGCAAAGCAACAGGCTCTTGAACAGACAGGTGACGCACTTCTTAAACAGGTGAAAAACACGCAGGTAATGCCGTTTGATACGGGTAATCTTCAGAACGAAAATACCTTTGAAGATTGTGCGCAGAGTTGGAACGGCACGGTTAAAATTGTGTCAAGCACTCCGTATGCAAGGCGGTTGTATTTTCATCCCGAGTATAATTTCAGCCGTAAGGAAAACATTGCCGCCGGCGGTAAATGGTTCGCTCCGTGGCTTGAGGGTGGTACACGGCAGAATTTTTGCAGTCGGGCATTTGTGAGATTATACAGAAAGGAAGCAGGACTTTGATTTACTTATCGGACATCAGAGATTGGCTCAAAAGCGTTACCTCAGCCGAGCATTATTACATCGGCAAACTTGACAACAAGCAGGACAGGTCAATCGGTGTGTATTCATTAAAGCAGTCGGGAACACCCACAAGGGCAATCGGCGGTGAAAGTACCTACGATACAATAAGTGTGTCTTTGCTTATCCATTACACCGACAACGCAAGAGAAACCGAGGAGTTTGCACGCAGACTTTACGAAACGCTTTACGGCATTAAAAATGTTGAAATTAAGGAACACAAAATCTATATAATCGAACTGCTCACGGAAGAACCCGTTGATGTGGGAACAGACGACAAGGGTGTGTATGAGCAGGTCATTGAAGTTAAATTTTATTACGAAAGGAAGTAATTTTATGGCAAAAGTTGAATCGGGAGTATTCCCGTGCTATGAAAATCAGTTTGCGGTTGGAAAGGCAGGAACAGAATCCGCCACGACAAATATTGCTAACTGCGAAGAATTTTCTGTTGCATTTGACAACGGTGTCGAGGAATGGACAGCCTTTGAAAACGAGGGCTGGAAGTCAAGGCTTATGACAGCAAAGTCAATCACAATTTCGGTAAAGGGCAAGCGTACAATCGGTGACGCAGGCAATGACCAGATTGCCGCCCTTGCATTTGAAAACAGCAGAAAGGCAGAAGTTTCGTTTATGTGGACCTTCCCTAACGGTGCAACCGTCCTCTTTAAAAATGCAGTTGTATCCGTTACATCAAACGGTGCAGGCGCAAGTACGGGTGTTGCTCCGCTTGAATTTGAAGTTATGTCAAACGGCAAACCCGTATATACAGCAGCCGCTTAAAAAACGAAAGGAATGAACGATTATGTCAAAGTTAATTGATATTACAGACAAGCTTAATTTTGAGGAAAAGCCGAGTGTCAGAGTTAAAAATGTTGACCTTGCAATCAACAATGACGCAGTTTCAATGCTCAAAGTTGCGGCACTTTTTGAGGACGGCAACGGTAAAAGTAAAGATGTTATCGAAATGTATCATCTTCTTTTTGATGAATCCGAGAGAGAAAAGATTGAAAAGTTAAAGCTGAATATGCACGATTTCAACGCCCTTATCAGCGAATCTGCCAAAATTGCAACAGGCGATTTGACTGACGAGGGGGAAGCTCAGACCCCGGCTACGACCTGATTGATGACTTTGATTTAATCGTGTCGAGCTTTCGCTCGGAGTACGGGGTCAGCATTTATTCAAAGGATTTTGCTAAAATGAGTTGGAATGAGTTCTGCCTGTCTCTTATACACATCTGACGCTGCCGACGAC